ACGATAGTTTTGAAACGACATTAACACCAGGTAACCTATCTGCTGATATCACATTAACTTTACCAAGTTCTGGTAGTGATACATTAGTTGGTAAAGCAACAACTGATACTTTAACAAACAAGACATTAACAAGTCCTGCATTGACAACACCTGCAATCACAGGTAACACTACTACAACTGGTAATGTTATCTTTGAGGGTTCTACAGCAGATAGTTTTGAAACTACATTAACAGTAGTTGACCCTACCGCAGATAGAACAGTATCATTACCAAATGCAACTGACACTCTAGTAGGTAAAGATACTACGGACACATTAACAAATAAGACTTTAACAAATCCAGTCATTACAAATATTACTGGTTCATCTATAACTTTAGATAGTGCAGGTGATGTAAACCTAGACGCTGACGGTGCTGATGTAATACTCAAAGACGGTGGTACTGAATACGGTAGATTTACAAACAATAGTGGTGAATTACAAATAAAATCTGGTAGTTCATCTACTACCAATATGACTATGAGTGGTGCAAATACCACAGTGGCAGGTAACTTAACAGTTACTGGTACAACAACATTTAATGGTGGCACTATAACATTGGGAGACGCGGCAACTGATACTCTTGCCTTTAATGGTACTATTTCAACAAACTTAATATTCGAGGGATCAAGTGCGGATAGTTTTGAGACTACACTTGCACCAGGTAACCCATCTGCGGATATTACTTTAACATTACCAACAAGTACAGGTACAATCGCAACAACCACAGATGTATTCTTTGATAATTCAACAACAACTACTCACCCTGCGGCAAGTGGTAACGCTGACTTGGCAGGTGGTGAAAGTCCGTTTGAAAGTATTACTGACGCTTTTGGTGTTATCACAGGAACATCTTACGATATGATGAACCCTAAAGGTTCAAGTGTTACGATAGATTTAGGTAGTGTCGCATAGAAAAATGTTATAAATAGATAGAGATTAGATAATAGGAGAGACAACAAATGCCAACGCAACTACAATTTAGAAGAGGTACTACCTCTCAAAATAACAGTTTTACAGGTGCTGTAGGTGAGATTAGTGTAGATACCACACTAGATACGCTTAGATTACATGACGGATCTACAGCAGGTGGTTTTGCGTTAGTTACTGATAGTGCTACTCAAACTTTAACAAATAAAACTTTAACAACACCAGTTATCGCTGAAATAGATAGTGGTTCTACTATCACATTAGACGCAACAACGGATATTAATTTAGACGCTGGTGGAGCAGATATCGTCTTAAAAGACGACGGAACAGAATTTGGTAGATTTACACAATCTGGTGGTGAGTTAATTATTAAATCATCATCTTCCGCTTCTACCGCGGCAACTTTTTCAGGATCAAATGTAACCTTTGCAGGTACAGTGGCTTCTGGTGCGATTACATCTTCATCAACAATTACTGGTACTCAAGGTATCTTCTCAAATGCGAGTCCATTAATTTTTGAAGGTAACACAGCAGACAGTTTTGAAACTACTATTGCGGTTGCAGATCCAACAGCAGATCGTACCGTAACTATACAAGACGCAACAACAACTCTTGTTGGTAGAGATACTACTGATACATTAACAAACAAGACATTAACAACTCCTGTTATCGCTGAAATAGATAGTACTGGTTCTATAACTTTAGACGCCGCTACTGACATTATTTTAGACGCTGATGGGGCAGACATTACATTAAAAGATGGTGGCACTACATTTGGTGCATTGAATAACAACGGTGGTAATTTAAGAATCCAATCAGGTTCTACACCTACTACTGCAATCACAATGTCTGGTGCAAATGTTACCATTGCAGGTAACTTAACAGTTTCTGGTTCAACTACTACAATTGATTCCTCAACTATTGATGTAACAAACTCATTTACTTTTGAGGGTTCAACAAGTGATAGTTTTGAAACAACTTTAACAGTAGAAGATCCAACAGCAGATAGAACAGTTACAATACCAAACGCAACTACACAGTTAGTTGGTAGAGATACAACTGATACTCTAACAAATAAAACTTTAACAACTCCAGTCATAACTGAAATTGATTCAGGTTCTACTATTACACTTGACGCGGCTACAGACATTGTATTAGACGCTGACGGTGATAATATTACATTGAAGGCTGGGGGTACAACGGCATTAGACTTTGTACTAAATGGTGCAACTGACATAACACTAGACGCACCTGGCGATATTAAAGTTGACGCTGATGGCGGTGATGTACTATTATTAGATGGTGGTTCACAATTCGCTTCATTAACAAACAACTCAAACAACTTAATTATTAAATCTGGTACAACTACTGCGGCAACCTTTGATGGTGCTAATGTAACTTTTGCAGGTACTTTACAATCAGATACAATTACAACAACTGGTTCAATCGTATTTGAAGGTGCTACAGCAAACAGTTTTGAAACAACTCTTGCGGTTGTTGACCCAACAGCAGATAGAACAATTACATTTCAGAATGGATCTGGTACCGTTGCGTTCTTAACAGATGTAACCGGTGGTGGGGCTGCGGCATTCTCAAATGTTGAGTTAACTGGTGGTGTAATATTTGAGGGTTCTAGTGCGGACTCTTTTGAAACAACTTTAAATGTAGTTGATCCAACAGCAGATAGAACAATCAACTTACCTAACGATAGTGGTACAGTTGCATTACAATTAAAATCTTTTGATTTAAATGGTAGTGAATTAATATTAGACGAAGACGCTGATACTTCTATTCATGCAAGTACAGACGATCAGATTGATATTAAGATTGCAAACGCTGACGATTTCACATTTACTGCCAATACTTTCAATGTACTTTCAGGATCATCAATATTAGTTGCAGGTGATATAGACATGAACGGCAGTGAGTTAATATTAGACGCTGACGCTGATACATCAATTACTGCTAGTGCTGATGACCAAATTGACTTTAGAATTGGTGGTAACGATAGAATAACTTTTACTACTGGTTTGATTGACCTTAAAAACGATGGTACTCAATCTGCTATCAGAATGTATTGTGAAAGTTCAAATGCTCACTATGCGGCATTAACTGCTCCGGCACACTCAGATTTTTCTGGTAACATAACAATCACATTACCTGCAGATACTACAACTCTTGTTGGTACTGATAATACGGCAACATTAACAAATAAAACTTTAACAAGTCCTACAATTGCTACACCAGCGATTACTGGTAATACGACTACAACTGGTAGTTTCATATTTGAAGGTTCTACTGCGGATTCATTCGAAACAACATTAGGTGTTGTTGATCCAACAGCAGATAGAACAATCAATCTTGCAAACATAGGTGGTACATTACAACCTTTTGCGGCTGCAAGTACAGATCAAATTACGGCTACACCTGCAGAGATTAATTTAATTGACGGAGGTACAAGTAGAGGTACAACTGCATTAGCAGACGGTGACGGTATCTTAATTAACGATGGCGGCACTATGAGAATGACTAATGTTACAACTGTTAAGACCTACATGCAAGGTGGTATATCATTAGCATATGATGACTTTACTGCTGGGGACGCGGCTGTAAATGTAACCACAACTGCTGGTAATATTACAATAGATGCTCAAGGTAATGATACAGATATTATCTTCAAAGGTACTGACGGTAGTGCGGATACAACTTTCGTAACAATAGATGGTAGTGCGGCAGGGGAAACAACTTTCAATGCAGGCATAAATCTAGGTGGTAACATTGTATTTGAAGGTAGTACAGCAGACAGTTTTGAAACAACTCTTACTGTAATAGACCCAACAGCAGACAGAACAGTTAGTATACCAAACGAAACTTTCAAAGTATCATCTGGTGCCAACAAAGCAACACTAGATGGTGATGGATCTACCACAACTGTTACAATTGTTGCAGGTTATAATGTAAACCAATTCTTGGTAACAATCAACGGGGTTGTACAAGAACCTACTGAGGACTTTACAATCTCTGGTACTACATTAACCCTAGATGCGGCACCTGCTTCAGGCGATAGAGTAGTTGTAAGATATTAAGTTATTTTCCTTATAAATAGTCTCATAAGGACTATAATATGGCACAAAATAACCCAATAACGACTAGAGAGACCCTTAAACAATATTGCCTTCGAGCATTAGGTAAACCTGTAATCGAAATAAATGTAGAAGATGATCAGGTAGAGGACCGTATTGACGAGGCGTTACAATACTTTGCTCAATATCACTATGATGGTGTTGAGAGAATGTATTTAAAATATCAAGTTACAGCAGACGATATAACTAGGGCAAAAACTAATGAGACATTATCCACAGTAACGGATACGGCAGATAGTACAGTTACTGCCAGTTTCGTAGAAGGCAAAAACTATATACCAATGCCATCTAGTGTTGTTTCAGTTACAAGAATATTTGATTTCACAGACAAGGCAAATCTAAATTTATTTGATGTAAGATATCAATTAAGACTAAACGACTTATACGATTTTTCATCTACATCAATCATTCACTACGATATGACATTAAGGCATTTAGATATGTTAGACCATATACTTGTAGGTGAAAGACCAATCAGATTTAATCAACATAAGAACAGACTATACATTGATATGGACTGGTCAAATGATATTGACGCTGGTGATTTTATTATTATCGAATGTTATAGAAAACTAGATCCATCAACATTTACAGATATATTTGATGATATCTTTTTAAAGAAATACCTAATACAATTAATCAAAAAACAATGGGGTACTAATTTAAGTAAGTTTCAAGGTGTCGCTATGTTAGGTGGTGTTCAAATGAATGGTGAACAAATCTATTCACAAGCGCAAGAAGAAATAAACAAATTAGAAGAGCAGATACAATTAAGTTACGAGTTACCACCCAATTACATGATGGGTTAAAATGCGAAGTACATATTTTTCACAAGGTACTCGTTCAGAAAAAAATCTATACGAAGATTTAATAATCGAACAATTAAAGATTTATGGGCATGATGTTCATTACATGCCTAGAGAAAATCTATTTGAAGATGGTATACTAGGTAATACCACAGATAAGTTTACTGACGAATACATGATTGAAATGTATGTCGAAGAAGTAAATGGTTTTGCTGGTCAAGGCGACTTGATTGGTAAGTTTGGATTGGACATGAAAGACGAAATAACTTATGTCGTTGCAAGACGAACATTTGAATTATTAGTTGACCAACCATCAAACACACTTACATTTAATAGACCAAGAGAAGGTGATGTTATATACATGCCTTTATTCAAAAAGTTTTGGCAAATTGATTTTGTTGAGGACGAGGATCCTATGTATCAAATATCAGACTTGCCAATATTCAAATTAAAATGTTCTACATGGGATTACGCTTCAGAAAGTGTTGAAACTGGATTAGCAGAAATAGATAACAAACTTGACCAAGTTACTATGGATGTCCTAGAAAATCAAATAACTTTAGAGAGTGGTACAACAAGTGCAGGTTCATTACTAACTGAAAATATTTCAGGTGATGTAGAAGCAGTATTGACAGAAGCAGGTGAGTTCCTAATAGACGAAACAGATGGTGATAATATCTTATACGAAGATGATCCAGATTATAACGAATATATAATACTAGAAGACGCATTAACAGATAACTTGGCGACAGAAAGTACAGACGCTGATAACAAAGCCTTTGACGCTGCCGCAGGATTAGATGACTTTGATCCTAATAATGATATATTCGACTTTTCTGAAAATAACCCATTTGGAGACCCAAGGAGTAAATAATGTTTAAGGATGCCCAATACCATGAGTTGATAAGAAAGACGGTCGTTGCGTTTGGTACGCTGTTTAACGATATGTATGTTTATCGTAAAAACTCAACTGGTAAAGTAATACAAAAAATGAAAGTGCCATTAGCATATGGCCCAAAACAAAAATTTCTAGTAAGACTAGAACAAGATAGTGCTAGAACCTCAGATGATGGTAAGACAACGGCGTTGACTTTACCTCGTATAGGTTTTGAAATGACTACACTTACATATGACGCACCAAGAAAATTAAATAGAATACAAAAGTTTAGAAAAGTAAAAGGGGCAGATAGTAAGTCATTACAACATAGTTATATGCCTGTGCCATACAATGTAGGTTTTAGTTTATTTGCAATGGCAAAAAATAGTGAAGACGCATTACAAATTGTTGAACAAATATTACCAATGTTTCAACCAGACTATACAATTAGTTTGAATGTATTACCAACAATGGAAATAGTGCGTGATGTACCAATCGTTTTAAATGATGTATCATATGAAGATACTTACGATGGTAACTTTACTGAAAGACGAGTTATTATGTACACTCTAAACTTTACAGCAAAGATGTATCTATACGGACCTGTAACAAGTTCTAAAATTATTAAGAGAGTACAAGTGGATCAATATACAGATACAAATGTCAATGTGGCAAAAAGAGAACAAAGAATTGTTGTTACACCTAATCCAACAACAGCAGACGCTGACGATAATTTTGGATTCAATGAAACACACTCTTTCTTCCAAGACGCTGACGAATACGATCCTGCTTCTGGTACAGATAAAGAATCCTAATGAAAAAAGTTGAGGATAAACTCAACGAGATTTTAGACATTACGGATAAAACAATCGTTGAGACTGAAAGTAAGCCAGTTATACCTAGGCCGAATGAACAAGAAGATATTACTAGCGACTACAAATACAGTAGAGAAAATTTGTATAATCTAGTTGAAAGAGGGCAAGACGCAATAGATGGTATTCTCACTCTTGCAAAAGAAACTGAACACCCACGAACATACGAAGTGGCAGGGCAACTCATTAAGAATGTTGGTGAAGTAACAGAAAAACTTTTAGAGTTACAAGAGAAGATGAAAAAGTTAGGTGAAGAAACAAAGAAAGTACCTAACAAGGTTGAGAATAATTTATTTGTAGGGTCAACAGCAGAATTACAAAAGTTGATAAAGAAGAATGGAAAATAAAACTTATCTTGGTAATCCTAATCTTAAGGCTGCAAACCAAAAGACTAGGTATACTAAAAAACAAGTAGAAGAATTTATTAAGTGCCAAGATAACCCTATCTATTTTATTACACACTATTTAAAGATTGTAACACTTGATCATGGTTTACAACCATTTAGAATGTATAACTTCCAAAAAGAAATGGTCGATACATTTCATAATAATCGTTTCACAATCTGTAAGTTACCAAGACAGACTGGTAAGTCAACTACGA